GATGTCATATCTGCCACAGTCACCTAAGAAAAACAGGTGTATATATGTGGTCAAAGCACAAAAAAGACTGTTCTGGAATAAAATGTTTTAATTGCTTAACAATTTATTCTATAGATTTTGGTATTATAGAAATGGGAATACCTAGACAAGTAGGGTATGCATAATGCGATTAGCTGTATATGGTACTCTTAGAAGAGGAAGAACTGATATAGGAAGAGTTGAAGGATTTAGCTTAGTCTTTCCTGGAACACAGTCTTTTCCTGCTTTAATAAAAAACCCAAAAGGAAAAGGGGCTGTTGTTGAGATGTTTGACGTCGATGAACAAGATTTAGTTGAATACGATTTGTATGAAAATGTCGATGGAGGCTTATATATAAGAACAACTGTAGACGTTAATCTTCCAGATGATTCTAAAGAAAAATGCTGGGTTTATGTAGCAGGACCTCAATTATGGCAAAGCGCTAATTCTTTTACAGAAGTTCCAGACGGAAACTGGTTATCTAGAAAAACACTAATTATGTTGGACAGAGAATATGAAAAAGAATTTAAAGAAGAAGCCAGAGAAATTTAATATAATTCCTCCAGACCTTTCTCAAAAAGAAAAGGCATTAGAACTTGCCAAAAAAGACATAATAACTTTTGGGCAAATGTTTTTACCTGAAGATTTTATGAAATCTAGTCCAGCTCCTTATCAGTATGAGTTAAGTGATTTGTTATTGGGCGATGAAAAAAGGGCTTGTATTATATTGCCTCGTGGTCACGCAAAATCTACGCTAGCAAAAACAGCACTATTATATAAACTGTATTTTAATCCTCCTGATAAAAAAGAATTTATTGCTTGGGTATCAGAAGAGCAGTCTCAAGCTATTGACCATATTAAGTATATTCAAAACCATATTGACATCAACCCTGCTTTAAATTATTACTTTGGAGATTTAAAAGGTACCAAATGGACTGAAAAAGAATTTACAACAGCAAGAGGAGATAGGGTAATTGCAAAGGGTACTTCTCAAAGACTTCGTGGTCGTTCACAATTAGGACTAAGGTATACAAATATTATTCTTGATGACTTTGAATCTGAGTTAAATACAAAAACGCCAGAAAGAAGAAGAGAGATTAAAGAATGGGTAATGTCTACAGTAGAGCCAGCTTTAGAAAATTCAAAAGACCAAGAAGGTTCTATTTGGTTAATTGGAACTATAGTTCATTATGACTCTTTTTTACAAGGTGTATATGACGGATGGATTTCAGCTGAAAAAGAAGGAAGACAATCTCCTTGGGCTGTTATGTATAAAAAGGCTATTGTAGATGGAGTTCCTCTTTGGCCAAACTATTTTAGCAAGAAAAAGTTAGAAGAAATTAGGGCTAGATTTAGCGATATGGGTCTTGTTCATAAGTTTGCTCAAGAATATTTAAATGAAGCAAGAGATTTAGAAACTGCTAAATTTAAAATTAACAGACTGAATTACTATAGAGGTCACGTAGAAGCTAGAGATGGTTTTAATTATTTAATGATTGATGAATCTGCAATACCCGTAAACATTTACATTGGAGTAGATTTGGCATACGAAGCTAGCGCTAAAAGCGATTATCAAGTAATAATGGTTATTGGGATTGATAGCGAAAGGAATGTTTATGTTATAGAGTATTACAGAGAGCATTCTGCTTTATATGATATGCCTCAAAAGATATTTGAATATGCTAAAAAATATCAACCAGTTAGAAGGGTTAATATAGAAAAGGTGGGAGCTCAAGGAATTGTAAAAGACTATGTTAATAAATTAATAGGAAGAGATAGAAAAATGGCTCCTGGTCTGGCTTTAGGAGTAAGACCTCCTGGTGGAATTAAGAAAGAAGATAGAATAGAAGCACTGTTATGTCCTATAGTAAATCAAAGAAAATTATATATTAAGAAAGAACACGAGAATCTTGTAGATGAAATGTTTGAATTTCCAAAAGGCAGAAACGACGACTTGCTAGATGGTTTATGGTATTCTGTAACAACCGCAAAACCTCCTAGAAGCTCTGCTATAGAACGAGAATCTCTGGAAGAAAGAATAAGTAGAAAACAAGACAGCTTTGCGTCTCAAGCTATTAGTTGGGTCACAGGGCAAAAAACTTAATTTTTATCTTGACAATAATAGAAGAAAATTAGTAGTTTTGTCTTAAAATATCACAATGGGAGTATATGGCAAATTACGACGATAACAACAAATCAAAACCGCAGATATCTAAAGAACTTTTTAGAAGATGGAGCGACGCAAGACAAGGATGGGACGCTGAAGCTAGAAACGCGGTAGATTTTGTTTTAGGAAATCATTATACATCAGATGAATCTAGTGCATTGCAGTCAGTTGGGCAAGCTGATTTTGTTATAGATAGAATATATGCGGCAGTAGATAAACTTAAATCTCTTTTAACAGCACAGCCTGCAAGGTTTACTGCTATTGGAAGAGAAGACTCTGATAATAAACTTTCAAATGTTTGGAAGACTATATTAGAATATATTTGGGATATCTCAAAAGGAGATGTTGTTTTTAAACAAACTGTTCACGATTATGCCACTACAGGTTTAGGGTATATGTATGTTTATATGGACCCAGAAGCTGATTTTGGAAGAGGAGAAATAAAATATATAAATGTAGACCCTTTTCGTGTTTATGTAGACCCTGCTTCCAGAGATAGATTTTTTACAGATGCTTCTGGCATAATTCTTTCAACCTTTTTAACAAAAAACCAGGTTTTAGATTTATATCCAGAACTTGAGGATGTTATTGATGATATTGCTGTAGGAGACAATTCTTTATATGGAGAAGATTATCCTACCGCTTCAGTGAAAAATACTCAAAATATATATACTCCAGCAGAAGCTAGAGATTTAGATTATAATGAACATAAAAAATATCAAATATTAGATAGGTTTTATAAAACAAAAGTTCCTTATTATAGGCTATTTAACACTGTTCAAGGAACAGAAAAAATTATTAATGCTGAAATTTATGCTAACATTATACAAGAAGAACAAAATATTCAAGCTATAGAAAGCGGAGCTATAGAAGTAGAAGAGGTTTTACAAACAAGAATTATGCAATGTTCTAGCATTGGTGATACTTTATTATTTGAGCGTGTTCTTAATACTGATATATATCCAATTGTGCCTTTCGCAAACATTTGGACAAACACTCCCTATCCAAAGTCAGATGTGAACAAGGTTAAAGACTCTCAAAGACTTTTAAATAAGTTATTCTCTTTGACCTTGTCACACGCTCAATCTGCAGCAGGATTAAAATTATTAGTTCCTGAAGGAAGTGTTGACAGTGTTAGTCAGTTAGAAAAAGATTGGGCAAATCCAAATGCGGTTATTGAATATAACCCAGAATTTGGAGACCCACATTTTCCACAACCAGCTCCTTTAACAAGTGAGTTTTATTATTTAATAGATAGAGTGGAAAAATATATAGATTTAAATTTTGGTATTCCAGAATTATTACAGGGATTTAAAGACCAGGCTCCAGAATCAGTAAGAGGAACAATGCTTTTATCTGAAATGGGAGAGTCTAGAGGAAAATCTAAGTTAAGAGATATTGAATCTTCTCTTGCGCAAGTAGGGCAGGTAATATACAACTTAGCTAAAGAGCATTATAAATTCCAAAAAACTTTTAGAATTGTACAACCAAATAACGATTTAACTGAATTTACAGTTAATATGAGATTGTATGATGATAAAACCAACGAAATTGTTTCTATTGATAATGATTTGTCAATAGGTCAACACGACGTTAGAATAATATCAGGTTCAACATTACCAAGCAATAAGGTGGCAGAATATAATATGTACCTTGACGCTTACAAGTTAGGTCTGGTAGATGATGTTGAGGTTTTGAAGAAAAGCGAAATCTTCGACAAAGAAGGTGTTCTTCAACGAAAAGGACAAATGGCACAGATGCAACAGTACATTGCACAGCTTGAAAATCAAGTAAAGAAACTTGGTGGAGACTTACAAACAGCTGAAAGAGAATCAGTCAGCGCTCGTAAGAGAACTGAAGTTGAGAAATTTAAAACTCGACTTAATGATGTAATTTCTTCTACTAAAGTTAAAGAAAAAGAAAAGGTAATGGCACTAGAAAATATGGTAGACCAAATGTCTGATTCGTTAGATAAAGAAAACAAAGAAAAAGAAAAACGCGGTTCCGAGTAATAACTAAATCGCGGAAGGAGAAAACAATGGCAAACAAAGAACAAGAACAGGTTGTAGAACAAGACCCAATAGTAGCATCAACTGGAGCAGAGGAAACTATTTCAGAAGAAGCTAACGAACCAGAAGGTGTAGAACCATCTGAGGTGGTAGTTGATTGGGAAGCAGAAGCTAAAAAGTTTCAATCTATGTACGACAAAAAGGTTGTAGAGCACGATACATTATCGCAACAGTCTCAAGACTTGATGCAATTAAGAGATGTGTTAAATCAAAAACCTGAAATAGTTGATATGATAGAAGAAAACCTTGCAGGAAAATCTAGTTCAGAAGGTAATATGGAAGTTCCAGAAACCTTTGACCCTTGGGATGCTTATTACAAGCCAGAATCTGAATCTTACCAATTTAGAGTAAGTCAAGAAAAAAGGCTTGTACACGAAACAGTAGATAACGAATTAGCTAAACTGCAAAATGAAATGGCTATGAACAATTTACAAAGCGAATTAGTTGCTGACCACGATATGTCAAAAAGTGAAGCTCAAGAGTTTTTAAATTTTGCAACTACACCAAAAGCTAACCTTCCTATAGAAACATTAATAAATGTTTGGAAAGAAAGCAGAGGAGTAAGTACAAAACCAAATGAAAACAAAGAAGCTGTAAAAGCCGCTAAATCAGTTCCCAAACCAGCAGGTGTTCTTCAGGGAGGCGACCAGCCTCAGAAGTCTGAAAAAGACCAGGCTTGGGATAGAATAGTTCAAGCAGGAAGTTTTGGTCGTTTAGCTAAGAAATAAATAACTTAGGAGACTAAAACAAATGGCGTATAATCAAAATATACTAAAAGCGTCAGAC